GGGTCGCCGCCGATGTCGCCGCCGATGTCGCCGCCTCTTCTGCTTTGCTGGCCTCTGCCGCTTGTTTGACGCCCCTGAGACTACGCAGAAACCCGAACGCCTTTTGGAGAAGGCCACCTGTTAGTTCCCCGCCTCCGTATGAAGCTCCCTGCTCGCCCATGTTCTTGAGGATGTCTCGGCCCGATGGATGCTCGGCGACAGCGCCTTGAGCCGCACCAGTGGCCGCACCAACGCCCGCCGCGGCGCCGATCTTGCCAATAAGCGGCCAAGTTTCAGGAACAAATGCTAGCGGTATCAGCGAGGCAAAACCAAGGCCGCCCTTGGTGGCTTGCCTTTGCGATTCCGGAGACATCAATCGATTGAGCGGCATTGAGCCTTCTGGCCCAGTGCTGATGTCTTCATTGGGGTCGCCGAGAGCCGCTGCGCCCATGCCTGGCTTTGCCGTTGGTGCGGTAGACGCGCCACCGGAAACCAGCGTTGCGCCAGGTGGCAGCGGCATTGGCACTTTCCCGCTTAGCAGAGTTGCGCCAGGAGGTAAACTCAAGGCTTCTTGACCTCCGTATAGTTCTTCAGGTCTGCGGTGTCTCCTGAGCCTTTGTATTGATAATTCTTGTCACCGATGGCAATGACGTGGCCCGTTGCCTCCGCACCAGCACCCTTCGACACTTCGGCGCCATACTGCCTCTTCATGAATTGATTGTTCCCGATGCGCGAATCCCGCTGGGATTGAACGGCATCGCGGGTTGACTGGATTGCATCGGCGCGCTGTTCTGGACTGGCAGCTTTGGCGAATAACTGCAATGCCGCATCTCTGGCGTGGTCTGATGCATTCCCGCCGCCCATGACCTTGCCGTAATCGTCAGCTACACCGAGCGCCGTAGCTGCATATCCAGCCAGCGGCCCCTTGCCGCGTGCGACCTTCTGCCAATCATCAATCGTGTTAAGCACCGGCAAGTCGTGCTCTGGGATCTTCTTACCCTGCGCTTCCAGTTGGTCGAGCGTTCCACCTTTGGTAATGAGAGAGTTGGCCGAACCGAAGAACTGATTGGCCGTTCCTGACTTCGCAACGTGCTCGGCGATCATTTCATCTGCGGGATTGTATTTCGGGTCGAGTTTCTGAGCTTCCGCCGTCGCCTGCTCGATGAATTGAGGCGTTGTCCCGCGAGTTTTGAGGTCCGCAAGGGTCAGCGAACCATCGGCCAGCATCTTCCCTGCTACTTTCGGATCGCCCTGTGCGGCTTGCTGGCGGGCGTTCGCCTCTATCTTCGCCTTATTCCCTGCCAATGCGAGCGCTTCTGGGCTGCCCTCCACGGCGAGTTTGGCTTTAGCCTCCGCCGATGACTTCGCCGCCGCGCCTTCAGGTGTAGCATTTACCGCTTCTTGTTTCGACTTGTGGAAGTCGGCGATTTTTGCGTCGAGTCCGATACCTCCCGCCGCTGCCTGTAACTTTTCGATGTCCCCCGCCGTGGCGGCCTGAAAAATATGCGCCAAATCGTCTTGCGGCACGCCCGCATAGGATTTTTGATTCTTCACCAGGTCCTGAGCCAATGCGGTCATGGCATCTTTGGCCTTTGCTGCTGGCGTGTCGAGGACTGAGCCAATCTTGTCGGCGAGTAGTTTGTATCCTTTGTCCCGCATCGCGGATTGCGCTTCTCCCGCCTGAGCGTTCGTTTTGGCAATTTCAGCCAGCGTCTGTGAGCGTTTCAGGTAGTGGTCAACAACGGCCTGCGCCTGTTGCGGTTGGACGCCATAATTCGTAGTGAGTTCATTAATCATGGCATCGGGATCAAAGCCCGCGCCGCCCGGCGCAGTAGTATCGGTAGCCGAAACCTTTTTTACGAAGTCAGGATTACTGAATGCCTTAATAATTCCCTGCTGCGATTGCAGTTCGAGCTGTTGCAATTGGTTCTGTGTGGTGGCCTGCTGCACCTTTTGCTGCTGCTCCTGCACCTGAAGCGGAGCAAGCTGCTGGCGGAGTGCATTCTCGCTGAGCATCCCGCTGAGAGTGGCCTGTTTCTGCCGCTGCGCCAGTGGGTCAAATGGCGGGGGTTGCTGAACATTGAAGTTGGGCATTATTGGGAGTTGGAAGGCCATTTTAGTGTGTCACCTCCCCGCCAAAATCACCGTTGCCAGGTCCGCCGCTGCCGCCGCCGTTGCCCTTGAGTATGTTGAGGATGTCCGAGAGGTTGCCGGTGAGTCCGGGAATCATTCCTACGAGGCTGTTAGCTGAGCCGATGGTTCCCTGCGCTCGTGCCGCGCCTTGCTGTCCGTAGAGGCTCGCTATGTCGCCGCCGATTCCGCTGATGAGGTTCCCCGCACTGTTCGAGGCGCTAAGGCCATTATTCGAGAGGCCCATGAGCCGCGAGTAGGTGTTATTTTGGTTGTTGAGGAAGGACTGGTAAGCGTTCTGATATTGCGTGAGCGAATTGCTGAACGTGTTCTGATAATTCTCACTCGCCAACCCCTGCGAGAACTTGTTCATATCCGCAAGGGTGCCGCCTGAAAGCAATCCGCCCCTTGCCGCCGCAGAGTTCTGAATTGCGTTGTTGCCTTGCTCTAACTGGAACTGGTAACCCGGCGTCTGCGCGGCCTGCTCTGCCGTTGGCGCTTGGAAGGTGTTCGTCCACGGCGTCAGCAGCCCTTGCCCCGGAGTCTTGAGCATGTCCGAGAGCATCCCTGTCGCGCCTGAGCCTGCGGACAGGTAAGGCTGGAAATTAGCAAGCCCTTTGTTCTCGGTGTCGGTGAGCGAGCCTTGCGCCTGCTTGAGAGCGTCGATGTACTGCTGCGAGGCTTTGGAGCTTGCGTTCGCGCCGAAGAGTCCGCCGAAGATAGAACCCGCCGCACCGATTCCCGCTGTGAGCAATCCGCCGAATGGCATCTAGAGGTGCCTCACCTGTACCGTGTGCTCCGTTGTGTGGCCGTACTTCGCAAACAGCGTCTTCTCGAAGTCATTGCCGGGAATGGCGAAATAAACTTTAATCCCCAGCCTTCGCAGTTCGGTGTCCAAGCAGTTGCGCAGTTCGTAGGTGTGGCCTTGCTTGCGATGCTCTTCTTTGACCCACGAGCCCGCCGCGTGCCAAGCAGATTGCACGGCAGCGAACCCCGCAATTTCATCTTCTTCGATGAGCAGGCTTGCCAAACACTGGCCCAACATAAACGGAACATTGCCGAGCGAGACGGACAGGTCGCTGAGCTTTTTCATATCGCGGAAGGTGGCCGCTCGGACTTCCATCAAAGCTCCGACACCTGCAAGCTAGACGTGTTCACAAGGTTCCCCACCAAAGCATTCGTGCCCACAAACGCGAAGTAATAGCGGTACGCCTGATTCGCGCTCAGTCCGCTGTCGATCCATGACAGAGAGCCGTTCGTGTTCTGGCCTGCCACCGTTGCAGGCCCGGCGAAGTCATCGCCACCCACAATCGCATCACCGCCGTTCGGTGCGGCACCGTTTGCGGGAATTGCGCCAGTCGTTCGATAGACGCGAAGCCGCAGAGCGCCACCCGCGCTGATGTTGAACGTCGCACGCGCAGACACCCATAATTCGCTATATCTTTTCGGCGTAATCGTACCTGTCCCAATGCCCGTTGATTGCGCTGCACCGTTCAAGTTCACGGCTGTGGCGTTAGTGCTCGCAGTAACTCGATTTACTACTACACGGCTGATGAGGTCCACAAGCGACTGAATCCAGCGAATCCAGCCGAGTGTCGGCAGCTTTCCAGTGTCGAACGTCGAAGCCGAGGGCATCTGTTCTATGAGGTCCATTTAGAGAATCTTCGCGTAACTCTTCGCCATTCTTGGCGAACTGTCTTGCGTGCCGTTCGTGTAGGCGTCAACGATGCGCCACGGAATCGGGTCGCTAACGGTAACTTTCGGTGTCCATCGCCGCCAGCTTCCTAAGCGTGTGTCGCGCGCCTCTACTTGGAAGTTCCCAGCCTGTCCGCACGGAATCATGCGCTCGGGAGTCCACGTTTTTCCGTAATCTTCGGAGTACGAGAACATCGCCATTGGGTCACGAGGATTGCCGACCGCATCTTTGAGCGGCGGTTCCGGCCCAAGCCCTACTTCAAAATCAACTTGGAACTCGTTTATAGGAACCGTATGCGCTGCCGTTTCGCTGGAAATCGTTGGCCCGATGCGCGTCCGAATGATCGGCGTAAAAACTCCCGCCCCGGTGTTCTCGTTCAGGAACTTGGAATCCATCACGTAGACGTTGCCATTGGTCCGGTCGCCTACGATGTGCCCGCCCAGCGCAGCATTGTAGGTATGGCAGCGCCCGAGATGCGCTCCGGGCTGGCCTTTGACAAGAGAGCTGAGCTGGTGCCACTTGCCCAGATCGGCGTCGAGTCGCCATGTAGCATTTGCGGTTGGAAACCATAGCCAGTAGAAGTTGTGGCCTTGCTCTTGCGTGGCGAAGCCCACGGCATCGGAGATTGTGTTCTTCGAGAGGAAGTATTCGAGGGCTCGACTGGAAAACCGTTGAGGCGTGAAGCCGTTTGCCGCGTAGACCACGCCGGCGCCGCGCTCATCTCCGCCCAGCCACATAATTGTCGTTCCTGCAGCCAGGGAAACACGCGCCACGGAGAACTGTGCGAGGATGCCAACTTCGAGGAAGCCGCCATTGGCAACGGCGAACGGGAAAATGGGCAGGCCAGCATTGTAGTAGACGACTGCGCGTTTCGCTCCGAACACCCACAAGAGGCGATTGCTGGCAATGAGAGAGAGAAGCTGGTCAGAGAAAACAGACACCTGGGAAATGGACAGCCCGCTCCAGTTCGTGCAGTCCTCGACGTTCGATACCTGCCACGTATTCCCCGAACTGAGCGCGATAAAGAAACCATCAAGAAAGTCCACCATCAGGATATTCGCTGGCGCTCCGGTAATCGCCGCGAAGGAGTTTGTCGGCAGGACAAAGGCAGTCAGCGTGCCACCGCTCGAAATCAGGATTTGCCCCGGATAAGCGCCGCTCGCAGTTCCACCTGCGACCATCACAGCCGGAAGTCCATCATCCACGATGTTGTTGTTTGCGGTTGCGGGATTCCCGCCGTAGTCTGTGACTCCATTGGCCGTGATCTCATACAGATGCGTGCCAGCCACCTTGAACGTTCGTCCACTCACCGTAATCGAGCCGCGCACCGAAGGCAGGCCAGGGGCAAGTGTGGCAAGCAGACTGACACCTGGGGTGAACAGTTGCATCCAACCCGTGCGTGCATTCTCTGACTCTGTTTTTTCGGGATAGAAATTGATGGAAAGCTCGGTATTCGCCAGCGGCGACTGGGACTGATCCGACCCCCCCACGAAACCGAATCTAATTGTTGTGACTCCGCGACGCAGAGCCGCTGTAGATGTTTCCTCTTGACCCGCTCGCACCTACAATCGCCGCATCGCAAACCGCTTCCTTCATCGCCACAGATGCCAGATTCAGCGACTTGATGACGTTCTTCGCTTGGTCTGCAATCTTCATCACTAGCTGGAGCTTCTGCATGTCGCAGGGAAATTCCGCCGCTAGGTCCACCGCGAGGTTGAAGCGAATCGCCCGGATATAGGCTGGAGGGAAGAAGAACTTCGCCTGCAAGTTCGGGAACTGATTCAGCGCGGCCCACGGATAAAGCACGACAGGGCTTACCTGCGTTGGAATGGGCCAGAAGTAAAGCAGCCAATCTGTGCCATCGACAGTCGGTTCCACGTAGCAGACTTCTGGATAGAGTGATTGCGTCGATTTGTTGGGGATGCTCTGCCAACGCACATCGTCATACATCTCCATCGGTTTTTCGATGGGCGTCGATGCGCTGGCATTGATTACGATGGAGGCGCGGTCGATTTTCGGCGGGCGCGGCAACAGGAAATTTTCATTCCCGTTGACGTTACCGAGCGTGTACTTCTGTTTCCCCGCAGAGAGGGTAAGCGCGACTCCGTTTTGGTCAAGCGTGGTATACGGAACGGTGTAAATCATCAGCCGTTCCGCGCTCCATGCGTCCACCATGTCCTGCAAGACTTGCAGGGAGTCTGTCAGTTCCGCCGCGCTCAGGTTTTGCCCTGAACGCAGGGAACCGACTAGACGCAGCCCGCTTTGGATGAACTGCTGAGCAGACCGCTGAACGGGAATGTTTGCGCCGAGGTTAGCCATTTGGTGTCCACTAAAAACAGCCTGCTTTTGTTGGGCGCATTAGGTATTTATTTCGCTGGATGCTATGGAGCATTTCGATCTGGTGAACATGAAGGGCGCATTCAACTCGAATTGGAATTGAAGGCACATCCGAACAGTTGCATCACTGGCCAATTACTCCAACTTGACGGGAAAACTTATCTCTGCTCCGAAACAAATAGCTGGCACTAGGCCGCTTTTGCCTTGCCCTTGCGCTTCGGTGCTTCGCCGCCATGCTCGCGCAGCCAAAGCTGTTCTTCGTCTTTGTCATGCACGATGCTCGCGGTGACCTGCTCTTTCCATGCCTGCTTCGCTTCCCGGTAAGCCTCCAAGGTGTCGAATGTTTCGGGTAGCGGCGCAGGCATGCGGTCCATCGTTTTCGGATACTGGCGGTCCTGCACCGTCAGCGCCTGGTCGTCTTTGTGCTCGTCCAGCCACTTCTCTTCCTCGGCCTTGTTGTGGACGATGCTTTGCGTTTGCAGTGTGTCCCACTCTTTGCGGGCATTGTCCAAGAGGATGTCGGCGTCGGGCTTGCCCTTGAAGTCTTTCAGTTGCGGACAGGGCGTTTTGTCCATCACTTTCGGATACTCCTGGTGATGGTAGGGCTTTTCGACGTAGATGCCGAATTGCCCCTTGGACGGGTCATGCACAAACTGGTGCGGCCCGCGCCGGATTTTTTCCTGCTTGGCGGGATCTTCGATGTTCCCCATCTATTCCCCCTTTCCAGCCAGCAATTCGGCTTCGTGGGCTTCGTCCTTAGCGATGACCGGATCGCCAGTTTCTTTGTCGTGCGCTACGGCCTTCGGATACTCCTGATGCTCATAATCCGCGGGCTTGTAGCCGCTGGCTTCGTGAGCTTCGGCGCTCGCATTGGCAGGAGCTTCATGCGTATGCGGCGCGCGCACTACCTGCTCGTGCGCATCGAAAGGTGTCGGCTTGATTGTGTCTGTACCATCCAATTTCATTTTCTTCTCCTTTTAAAGTGAGGGGATGCCGGGAAAGCGCATCCCCCTTGGTTGAAGGTTAAATTACGTGAAGGACGAAGGCACGAACTTGGACAAGCTCGCCGACCACGTAAACGTGAATGTGTGGCCAGGGGTTCCAGTTCCCGCCGTCATGATGTTTCCAGCTGCGGTCCAAGTCCACGTCGAACCGGCAGCAGCAATCACGGTGAAGGAGCAACCGCCCACCGCCGTAGCATTGCAGCCAATCGGGACAACGAAGCCAGTGATGGCACCAGCGCCGCTGATGACAAATAACGGGCCAGTGGGAGTTACCGTACCAGCAGCCGCAGGAACCGTTGCCGTCTGCGAAGCGGAATCAATAGCCCAGGGGTTCTGAAAACCAGGAACCCAAGTGCCGGTGATCGGAGAACACAACCACTGAGCGCCCGTGAGTATATTCACCCACGGCGTAGTAGGTATGTTCGCTGCCGTGCAACCGCCACCAATCGGCGGGTCTTGCTGGAAGAACCCAGAAGGCATGGGGTTCGCTCCATACTGGACGTTTGTTTGATAGGCGTTAGAAATCAACACCATGTCACCAGACGGATGCGGAGCGGCTTGCGTACCAAGATAGCCACGAAAACCGCAGACGCTTTTGATGGAGGTGTTGACCGTCAGCACGCCCAGCGCTTCCCTGCCAACGTAAATAACGCTGACCGGCGAACCCGGCAAAGGAGGCGTGCTGATACCAGTCACAGAAGCAAGGAACATGCACTGGTCAATCGTCGCCGAAGTGCCGGCATACAGCGCGGGGCCGTTTACGCTTGATGTGAGCGTGGTTTGTGTCAGTGCGACCTGGGCCTGCGAGATTCCGCAGAAACTCAGGACCGCCGCGAGAATGAGAACTGCTTTTTGTAGTGTTTTCATGTTCGTTGTTTTCTCCCTTAGCTCGCGATCCTGACTGCGCCCTGCGGATACTGGGTTAGCCAGCCGCCAAGCGTGTCCAAGCGCATCAGCAAACGGTCGGTGTTGATGTCGGGTTGCGCCCACATGCGGATCGCCAAGCCAAGTTCCTTATCCGCGGCCATTTCCATGATGTGCTGGCCTTCGTAAGTCTCGAGGTCCGCACAGCCGAAAGTGAAAGCGGTAGGATGGAAGCCGATGCCGCGGTAGGACTGCACCGCGCTTGCGCCCTGTACCGTAATCGCCGCACCGTTGGCCGGTGAAACGTCTACAGTCTGGTAGGGACCGCCAAGCGTGAGGCCGTCACCGTCCACGCACGCGATTGGGATTGTGGCGTTGCCGCCGCCATCCGAGTTCACGTTGGCGAGTACGACGAAAGGCCGTAGGTCGCCAGTGGACTGACGGGTTAGCGGGTTGATGCGGTGGACGCCAGCGAAGAAAATGATGTCGCCAACGTTCAGCACCTGAGTTGCTGCGGTCCAGCCGTTTGTGACGATGTTGGAGCCAGTCTGGTTCGCTCCGTTGACTAGAGGCGTGCCGCCTTGCGTTCCAGTCTTGAACGTCGGAACGTTCTGCGACATGAACCACTCGAAGCCCAGCCCTTCAGCGACGAGCCCCTTCATGTAATCATCTTGGCCGCCCTTGCCAGGCTTCAAGTTGCGCAAGAAGCCCAGAGACGCCGTGCCGCCCGCATTGGTGATCAATCCCTGCAATGCAGGGAAGATGGCCCGCTGCATACGCGGCGCGATGTGAACTGACAAGCTCTCTTCGTCATCAATCGGGAAGCCTTCGTCTGCGAGGATTTGCAAAACGTTCAGATACGTGTCTGCGGTGCTGGGGACCGTACCGGGCGTCCCAACTTCAGCAGGCACGTCGATGAAACGCTGCAAACCGTCGTAATCGATGTCATTGGCGATCTGGACGATGAGCGGCTTGGTGACCCGGTTCGTGAAGTCATCGAGGCTCAATGCCATATCGGAAGAGGTGAATCCGCGCGCCTGCTGGTATTGCTTGTTCAGCACCAAAGGCACAGAGCGTTCAATGTAGTCCTGCAACTGAATGCCCTGCCCTGCGGTACTGACTGCACGCGCGGGCTTGCGGATGTTGATGAGATAACCGATTTTCGCGCCAGCTTTGCCGAATTTATCGTCGTACTGGCGGTCAACCTTTTTGGTGAAGGAAATCGAGTTTTCGAGAACCAATAGGTTCTTCCAACTGATCTCCTGTCGGGTAAGAAGTACGTTTGCCAATTAAGGCTCCTTCTGCTCTATCGCCCTGCGGACGCTGCGCGCTTCAGATCCTTGGCTTTGCCTGGATAACTGGGCTTGGCGGCAATTTCCGCAAAGGTGAGAGCGGATGTGGTTCCCGAAGTGTTCACGGTCCGCACCGGAGCCGGCACTTTGGGTTTGGGTTTAATAGGAGCTCCGTCGTTAGCATCGCTGGTTGCAGGCGAGCCAGTCTTCAGCCTCGCGGAGAGGCGACCGACTTCCATAACGGCGGAGATTGGAGATAATTCACCGAGTTTTGCTGCTGCAACTGGGTGACGCCCAAGGTAGTAAATCACTTCGGCGCCATTCTCCAGTTCTAAGATCGCTAGTTGGGCTTCTTTCCCAATAAAAATGTCTTGATTGACGACTTCATCGAAGTCTTCGTACTTTTCCTTCGCCTCTTCGAGCTGAGAGGCATAGTTGGCGAGGTTTTGGTCGAAGCGCGTCTTGTTTGCAGATTCAGCGTCTTTCAGAGCCTTGTCAGCGAGGGCCTTTTGCGTGCCCCAAGCAAGCAACGCATCTTCGTATTTTTCGTCCGTGTCAAAGTCGGCACGTTTTGGCCGCGCCTGCTCCTTCGGGGCTTCGACCTTTGCCTCTTTCTTTCCTTCGAGGGCCGCGAGGCGGTCTTTTGTTTCTTTCAGCTCGTCCTGAAGCTGACGAGTGGCGCGGTCGATGGCTCGCTGTTTCCGGCTCGGCTTCTTCGGAGCCTCTTCCTCTTCGTCATCCTCGTCAGCTTTTGCGGCTGGCTTTTCCTGTTTCTCTTGCCACTCGACATGCGCCACTTCAAATTCCTCTTCGGTGTCGAAGGCATCGCGCTCCGGCTCCGCAACGACTTCAGGAGCAGCCCCTTCGGGCTTCTCGACCTCGTAGCCAGCTTTTGTCATTACGGCTTCGAGGTTTGCCTGGCGTACCTCATCGCTTTCTTCGTGGCTGGCAGACTTCAGGATGATTCCTTTAGACATTTATGTTTCCTTTCGTTTTGTTTCCAAGCAGGAGAGCGAGGAGGAGGAGGGGTTTCATTGCACATCCTTGGGCCATTTGATAAATGGCCTGTATTTCGTAATGTGACACTTCGCGGTGATGTGGTGCCCAATGCCAGTGGTGATGATGGTCACGCGCTGCTTTGTGACCTTGCCGAATCGCAAATGCTTATTGTCTTCGGTGTCTACCCAGGTACACGCTGGAGTCGTCACAGATTCCGGTAGGTCCACGGAAATGATTCCTTCGCCTTGACCATAGCCCGATACCCGCTCCGTCACTACGCCGGAAAAGTCCCACGGTTCGCTGGTTAGAATGCGCCCGTCGATGTGCTGGAAAAGCGCGAGAAGTAAAATCAGTTTCATCGTTTACCTCGCCCAACAGGTGTAATCAATGTCGTAGGTTGAAGCTGCTGTAAGTGCTCCGGTTTGATTCCAGTTGATGACTGGAGCGGTCGTGGAGCGCGTCGTTAGCACAATGGGCGTGGTCGCAGTCAGTGACCATGCGCCAGTTCCAGTATTGGCATAGTCGAAATGACAGGATGGCGTTGTATTCGTCGCCCCCGCGAACGTCCCGGCATAGGTTAGAGTCACGGTGCCCGTTGCAACCGCGCTGGCAGTAATCCTGACCGTCCCTTTTTCGTTTGTGCTGCCAGCCACCAAGGAACAGGCGGTGCCGCCAGTTGTCGCCGCGCACGTTGGAGCAATCCCCGCCTGCGTTCCGCCAAACGTACTCCCTGGGGTGTCCGTAAACCATGCGCTACCCGCTCCGTTGCTCACATTGTTTACGAAGGTGTTACCACCTTGGTCGTGGAACTTGCAGACGTTGGACGAGGCGGTGTTAAACACGGCGAAGTTGCTGGAGCCGCCTTGCAGGAATCCGTTTCGTGAATAAACGGTGGAGCTTGTTCCTGTGGCTGGACAGTAAAGCCCGGTCGAGCTGGCGTTCCCAGTCATCCCGAAATTCATACCGTCAAGGTAGGTGATGTTTGTCGTTCCGCCTCCCGGTTCTGTCTGAACTGCAACCTGAGCGTTGCCGCCATAGCCCGCAATTCTTTCGTGGTTGCTCCACCAAATCCCAAAATTGTGGACAATGGCACCATTCGGCTTGGAAGTGATGCCGTACCCTCCGCCCTTGGTTTGCAACGATGAGTTAGGCATGATAATGAGAGACTCAGCGTAAGAGTCTCCGCAAAATGTATCGGTCATTACGCTGCCGGAACCCGTTTCGTTCCGGCAGGTAACGTTTCCTATCGCGTCAAATACTCCGTACCAAACAATCTCTCCGACAGTCCCGAGCCGAACGCCCATGACGTTTGTATCCGCGACCCCGCAAGCCCAGCCCTCCCCTAACACATCGTAGATATAGGTATCAGTCGTCAGCCCAAAAACGCTGATGAGCGAGCCGGGATTCGGGACATTGCAGTAGTTCAAGCCAAAGACACCGAAGTGCATCAGGGTTGTGCCCTGTACGCCGCCCACACAACTCTGAAGCACGCCAGTGCAACTCGTGGTAACGAAAGTTGGGGCAATGAGAAGCTGATTCTGCGTGCGACTCCAGCCCATAACCTGCATGCCTCGGCTACTGCCGCCTGTCTGGGCGTTATTACAGGCTGGGGTGGAAACGAAAACCGCATTCTCGACAATGAAACTGGAACTTAGCAGGACCGTACCGCAGGGACCGCCACCCTTGCTCCCAGTCTGTGTCCATGCCGCATTGAGTCCAACGTCGTCATTGTCCACGCCGAAAGCACAGGACGCTCCGGTAGCGTTGGCGGAGGCGTTGCTTCCCGCCGTTACCGTGGTGGCATTTACTACCGTGATAGAGGACTTCGGAACGTTCAGGACGCCATTGACCTGCCCTCCACCGACGGAACCGCCAGACGTACACCAGATGACATGCCCTGCCCCTTGGTCGGTTGCAGCGGACCATCCAGCCGTAGCGGATGTGACTGTCGGGCTGCTAACCGTCAGAACCGCATCAGACACCCATCGCGCACCACCCGTAGCAGGCGTAAATCCTTGCCCAGCAATAGTGGCATCGATTACGCCCTTCAGGCTGCTCACTGAAGAGGAGCCGCCTGACACTACGCTTTGCACTTGCAAGAGGCCCGTGGAGATCGACACCTGTATGTTGCCAGACGTGTACGCCGTGAGGTCCACGCAGAGATGTGAGAAGCCGTTAGTGGAATAGGTGCTAGTACCGGCAGACGATAAAGTTCCTGCCGTCGTCCAGCTTGCTCCGCCATTGTTCGATTCGCGCACGGTCAGTGTTGCGGAAAAGGTTCCGGCCAGGTTGACCGTTGTAGTGGAAGCATTTACGGGGAGCTGCTGCGTGACGTAGGAATTGGCCGTCGAGCATGTGCCCCCATCTTGCACAGACAGAACGCCAGTAACGGGGTTGGTGATATTGCCGATCTGGGCGAACACACTTCCGCCAATCATCAGTACAATGATGAGGAAGACCGCGAGTTTTATTTTCACTAACCTGTGCTCCCTGGAACTGGTACGGTCGGCGCAGCCGGCGTGATTGGTTGAACCTTGGGCTCTACCTTACCGGGCAATTCCGGCGTCGGCGGAGCGGCGCCAGCATCCTGCTCCGGCGTCATGGATTCATGCAGCAATTCCATGCGATGGCTGATGGTGTCGTAAACCGCTTGAGCATGAGCGAGCCCAGCCGCTCCCTCGGTCTTGAGAATCTGCAAAGCAAGCTGCGTCTGGGAGTTCAATCCGGCAATGCGTTCCTTGGTTTCATTGCCCAGCCGGTCAGTGCGAATCGTATCGCTGGCCCTCGCCAACTCCGCGACAAGCTGTTGCTGCTGCTGGCCCAACGCCGCAAGCTGCGATTGCAAGGCCGTAACCTGCGCCTGAGCGTCGTCCGCGTTATCGTCCTGCAACTGTGGAGGCAGCATCTTCTTGAATCGTTTGGCGGCAATGTCGGCATCCGCGAAATCTGCGTTACGCATCCAAATATCGCCAAGAAACTGAATCATTTCGGGCTTCTGCGTGATGACATAGGTGAGCGCTTTAAACGCCTCTTGGCGCGCGGTCTGATTCATCGGGCCGCTCGATAGCGTTATGTCGTACTCGCCCTTGCCAACGTCGTAGGCTTTTTTGATTGCCTCGCCGTCGAGCAAATGCGCGGCATCTTCTTGGCTTGCGCCAAGCTGTGAATTAAAGATTGCCGCATGCTTCACGCTGTCATCGGGATTGATAATGCGCTGCAACTTAGGCACCGTGACGTAGCGTGGCCACAGGTCCAACAAAATCGTGCCTTGCCAGCGGATCGCACGGTTGAGGTTGTCTGACCAACTCACCATGCCAGTATCCGACTGCTGTTGCCGCGTCATGATGGCGAAACCGGATTCCGCTTGCATCCCCGGCTCGTCCACGCGCGGCCCGTAAATGCCGATTACCGCCTTCATGTCGTAATCGGCCTGCTTGATGATTTCTCCCATGCCCTGAATGTCTACATTGCGATTCGCGCGGCTCGGCGGGGGCAGCGGCTTGCCGTTTTCGTCATACGCATAGTAGGGAACGATCGGGAAGTTCTTGCGGTTCATCATCCGATACATCTCTTCCAGATTCGTGGTGCTTCCCACTGCCGCAAACAGTGGATCTTTGCCTTGCGCGTCGATTTGCTCAACCTGGCGCGTCACCATGAAGTCATAAATACGCTGCGCATCGCGGTAGTCGCGCACCATGCCGGCGCTGTAGATTTTCCCGTTGACGTTCAGGCGTAGGCCGTTCACTTCGACCAGCGGAATGTATTTCCCGAGGTATTCGTAGGTCTCCAGCACTTCGATGGCGTTGTGTTTCACGCAGCAGACTTTACGAACAACCGTCTCGCGCTCGTCGTCAATGGCCATCGCTTCTAAGCGGGTCAAATCCTTCTTCAGCTTCACGCTGCCATCGGCAAGCTGGCAGATTGTTTCTGGCTGGAGCTCAATCCACCAATACTCCGCGATGCGCGCACCGTTTTTCGTCACCCAATCAGGCGCTGGATTGCCAATGTCTGTCGGGAAATGAAGCTGGGCCATCTGCGAATTGCCGTACTTAGCTTCGTACTCTTCTTTGCTCAGATCCTCGACAACGTGCGCCCACAATGGGTCTTGCCCAAGCATGTTGCGAACGGGCGAAAGGTAAGCGGCAAAGGGATTAGCGATTGGCTCAATGCGCTGCTCTTGGTCGAACGACATATCCGAAACAAAGTCCGTCTTGATGCGCCACGGACAGCGGCCAATCCGCATCATCATGTCGTAGGAATCGTCGTAGGTGATGTCGGCAAAGCTGGCCACTTCGATGTGCCGTAAGCTTCCCTGGTGAATCTTGGCTACTTCGATGTCGGCGCCTGAGCCAACGGGATTCACCAGCATGGACGGCCTGTGCTGGCGCTCATCGCCAGTGTATTGACGAAGAAACGCATTGGCGCGGTTAACGGTGAGGCAGGGCTTGCCTTCGACTTCCCGGTTGGCCTTGACCGCTTCATCCCATTGGCCTGTTCCGATAGAGAAGCGCAAGTCCTCAAGCTCTTTTTTGCGGCTTTCGGATTCAGTATCAGCCGTGATCTGAAAGCGTTTCAGGGATTTGGCGATAAGCTCGTCATCAGCGTCCAGCTTCTTATCGCGCTTCTTGGATTTCGAGGAAAGGACTACGGCCATTTAGAGTCGAACGCGAATATCCGCTTCTTGACACAGCGCTACATCTTCCACTTCGAGGTCTACCCAGTTGCCAATGAGCACGACGTTGCCGGGTTGCACGCTTAGAGGCTGGCGATAGCCGAGAATCCATTCCCAGTCGCTTCCAACCACAGGCACGGATATTTCCTTGCTAGTTTCAGCGTCATCCATCGAGAGGAACAGCGGCTTACTGCGCTTCCACCACTCACCCGGCACGCGCTTCCCAGGCCCCGTCTTGAGCACCACCGCCTTGCGGCACCCGCCGATCAGTGGCTCAGGGTCCGTCAGCGTGATTGAGCCTTGCTGCTTAGTCGAAATGAGCTGCACTAAAATACGGTCCCGCATCGGCTCGACGCGGCGGATAAATGCATCGCGCGAGAGACTGCCCACTGGTAGCGATGAATCCCACTCTGAGAGCTTCTGGCCATACACATAGTTCGCAGGCTTCTCAGGCTTGCCATGCGTGGTGTCGCGAATTTCCCGCTTGGATTTTTGGCGGCCCACGTAGGGCTCGCCGATTATTTCGGCAAAGTCCTTCATGCCATCTCGCTCAGCTTTCCGCTCATCTTGCGGTCATGCTTCTTCTGCATCGCGCGGCCCTTCTTGGTTTCTTTATTGCCGCGCATAGCACCGACCTTGTTCATGGTTCCGTAGATGGCGTGCTTGTTGTTGCCATACTCTTTTTTAAGCTTGGCTTCGAGGAAGGCGGGCATCTATTCGACCTCTGATTCGGATTCGGAGCCCTCTTGCTCGCCCAACTTCGGATGTGGTAGGCCAGCGTGACGCGCAATATGTGCCGCTGCGCGCCCGCCTTCTTCTTTGCCGAATTTGTACGGCTTCGGCTCATGCTGATAGCTGGTGTAGTGGTGCTCAATCACATGGCCGCCTTCGAGCGATCGGCTAATACGCAAATGGTCGATAACTTTCGGAACTTTCTTGCTCTTTGTTGATTCTGCTACCGCTACGCCTTTGTCCATCGGAGCCTCCTTCAGCTCATCCATGCGCCGTCACCGCGGGGAAAATAAGAACTAGTCACTGGCTCACTCGTCTGCTTTGGCCGCGCTTCTTCTTTCACGGCCACCGCTGCTGTGCGCAATGCATCCGCGTCGTGCGAGGCCCAATCGTGCAAAGGCTCGCGCTTGAAGGTACGCAAGTTCTCATCGTAGGCGTAGCGATAGTGCCGAAGTGATTGCAGGCCGTCCGCACACTTCTCACGCTCAAAGTAGCACTTGGGGAAGATCGCGCGAACCGCTTCAATACCATCCGTTACGGCGAGCTTCTTCGCGCAGCGTACATTCTCTTTGCCGTAGACCGCCTGGATTTGCTCTTGGATCGAACGCCCAGTGCCCAACTCTTTCGCCGCACCATCCCACGGCAGGTAATGCAGGCCGTAGGTATATCCGCGCTCCTGCATGGCCTTGAGGTAGTAGCTCAGCGCCTGTAATGACCCGCTCAGGTGGTCAATGAATCGAAACTCGAACCCAATGCTCTGCTCGAACCAAATGGAGGTATTGTCGCCAAATCCTAAATCCCAAAACGTATTGACAGGATGGGTTGGATCGTAAGGCACGCGGGTAAACTGGCCATTCTTTTCGGCGGCGAGAACCTCTTTCTTGTAAATCGCGCCCTCTACCACTTGCTTGCAGTGACCCTCATACACGTGCTGATAATCGTCGTCTGAACGTCGCCGGCAGTCCTCAATCTCCTGCTTAATGACTTCAGACAGCCAGGGATTGTCACGGAACGTGGTATGCACTACCACCGCATTGGTCGGCGGCGCCACCACGAACCGCTGAAAGGTTTCATCGCTCTCAAGCTCCGGGTTGAACGATACCCAAATCTCAGAGCCTTCTTTGCGGATGGTAGGAATGAGCACGTTCCAGCTATTCTTCGAGACGCGCTGCGCTTCCTCTACCCAAACGATGTCAAACCCCTCGAACGACTTGATATTCGCAACGTTCTGCCGAATCCCCGCAAAGGCAAATTGCCCACCGTTCTTGCATAGGATTACCGACTGTTGGACCTCGTAAAACTTCCCCAATCCTAATAGGCCGATCTGCTCCTCAAGGAGATGATGGACTGACTCCCCAATAGACTTCTGCGTTTCGCGGGCGCAAAGAATACGCGGAGCCTCTGTCCGTCCCGGCCACAGCAAAGACGGCTGCGCGCAAATCAGCAGCAATGCCCGCGCGAAATTCCACGACTTCACGCCAGCTCGCCCGCCTTTCGCAACTTTGTACCGATGAGGCTCAAAGAGAAATTGCAGCTTCTCGGGAAACTCAGCCGTGAGTTCAAGACTTGGACTTGCCGCCGCCATCGCCCTTCACCAGTTTTATCGTGATCGCCAATGCCTTGCCGCCAGGCCCAGTCAGTTCCACTTGCTGCGTCTCTTTCACTTTCCCGTAGGCTCGGTCCGCGAGGACGCTGAAAGCGTAGGCATTGCCTTTACGGAGCTGAGCGACCATGCCCTCTGTGACCTGCTGTTCATTCTGCTCGAAGGCGCGGCGAGCGATAAGCGCAGCAATGTCCGTACCGGGTAAGCCTCCGGGGTTTCCTGACACGCCAGGGGGGAACGGTTTGAGATTAGTGTCTCCCTTTCGGGAGTTTGGGTGCTTGCCACGCCCGTCGCCTCGTTTGTTCTTCCCTTTGGGCTCAGTGGAAACCGCTGCCTTGTGTTCCTCAATGGATTGGGCTGTTCGCTTTCGCACATCAATACCCGCTCATGCGTAATCTGCAATGTGCTCGCGCGATTCAGACAAGCTGAAGCACCAATTCTCCGCGCAGGGCCTTGTCATGCCTTGTGAAGCTGAAGCCCGGTAAGCTATTGCCGCTCGGCCGCGCCTTCCACTCATCGAAAACACCACGCACGCTCACCCGTTTGGATAACATACGGATGGCATCGTATTGGCTGTCGTAGCCGCAAGCGATTCCATCCCAGAAGGCTTTGCCTTCGTCGACACGGGATTTCGCTTCGAATTGATACAGATGGGCAGGATTACTGCCGTCCTCAAGGATGACGGCTACGCGGGGTTTAGGGATGGGAATTCCTTCATGGGGAGCTGCCTGTCGAACCCAGGCGCAAGGTGTTGCTTTCCCACTCTTTCCCGCTCTGGGCGCCAGCGGAGGAGGCCGACCAGCGCCCCAGCGTGATGCAGAGTGGTAAGTTGATGATTCGCTATGACTCAGGGCGAGTCAAGTGTTTCTGGCAGGTGTTGACGATTTTCCGTTGACGATTTGTAGCTGAAGCCGTTGATTACGCGCCAGATGACTGCTCTATCGACTTTGAAGTGAATGGCTATTTGTCCGTAGGTTCGGCCGGCCGCACGCGCTGCCCGTATCCCTCGCACTTGGTCTTCGGTCAATTTGCGCCGGCGATCCGTCAAACGCTCCCCTCCGCCTCATTCTCACGCCACTCCTCACCAGGGATTGCTATATCTGGGCGGGCTGTTTTCCCGGCTTTCCACCTCTGCCAGCGGTCAATCATCATATCGGCTATTTCAGCTCGCTCTTCTGGAGTTAGTGGCTGGTATTGCGGGTCCGGGTCATCATCCTCAAACCAGAATCCACCGTCATAGCCTTCAGTCAGTTCCAGATCGGGCGTTAGGCCTAATATGCCGCGATTGGCTCGTAATACCTTGCCAGTTTTCAGCTTAATATCGCTCAGGGCTGCTGCTCCTTCCCCGGCCTTTTTTCACCCAGCGGCGTGGATTCAGTCATGGCTATCGCCTGTTTTGGCCTCGGCGTGGTTATGTTTTTCAAAATCTCCATATGCAGACGCCAATCGTCGTACATGAAATCGCTATGCGCTGGACGGAACGAGCAATCTCCTTGAACGCAACCGGAGTCCCTGTCCTTTGCCAGCGGCCACCCACAGCACATGCAGCGCCCTGTAGCGGCATACCAAATCATTCGCTTCATGCCCTTGCGCTTGTCATCCACGCTCAGCCTCCTTGATGCGGTCGCCATGCTGCTGCCCGCCGCTCGGTTTGTGAGAAGACCCCCTCCCCTGCCCTGTCTCTGGCTGGGCTGCGCGTTCCAGCTCCACAGTGACCCGTACTTTGTCACCAGCTTTGAACTTTTTCAGCGGCGGAATATTTATCAGCATGTCGCCAGAGTGGTAGACGGGGATGTTGTAGGTAAAGACTGTCTCCGACAGAACTGCTGGCACGCCGCAACCTCCTGCCATTGCCGGGGTAAAGATCGGCGGCTGCACCTGAATGCCGCGGAATACCTCTCGTTTACGTCGCTTCATTTCCCCTCCGCTGCGCGTTCTAGCGTGGTGCGCATCGCTTTGTATTCTTCCGCCCAATTCGGACCCTTGTAGGGCATTCCGTGAACGTGAGCCATCACGAATATGCCAGACGTGTCCCTCTCAATTTCATCAAGCTTAGCGAGTAAAGCAGTCGCAGCTTCAATTAGCGGCTTAGACGTTTCCAGCGCACACGCGGCCAGCGCCCCGGCCAGCCACCCCACAATCGTCTCTACTGCTGTTTCTTCGGTGTACCACTCGGCATCACCCAAATGAGGCTCCAGCAACTTTGCCAACTTTCGCGCTCTCTCTTCCAGCTTTTGCGTCATGGCTTCTTTATTTCCTTTCCGCAACGTTCGCATAGTCCGCAAATGGGACAGATGATGCGGTCGCGGCAGCTACAGGGTTTCGGCTTGCGCTCCTGCTTAGTGGTCATGGGCGCGTCTCCTTCCCCTCGCCTAACAGTTGCTCCACGCGACGGTATGCCTCACATGCACCGCGATGGTATTCATATCCAAGCAGATTATTTTCCGCTTTGTGCGCGTCTTTATTCTCGCTACAGTTCGTGCGCCACTCCTTCACCTTCGCCTCCAGCTTGGCGCGCAGCCCCGCGCCACACAGCCGCTTATCAATCCACGCGATAAATCCATCCTGCGCTTCCTGCTCAGGAAACCAGTCGCGGTCCCAGCAATTCGAGGCCAGCACCAGTACTTCATCGCGTTCCTTGCGCGTGAGTCGCCCCGTCAAGTTCGCCTCGGGGGTGGCCGCTTGACCTACCGCAGCTTCGGCTGTGTCCCGAATCCACTGCAATAGGGCAATGTCGATGAGGTCATTCTTGTCGTAGAATCCTCGGCTGGAAATCTTGCCGTAAATCAGCTTCAGTGCTTCGTTCTGCTTCGTCACTTCCCCTCCTGTTTTGGTGCTTCAGCCAGCGCCTGCAAATCGGCTAACACTTCATCGTAAATTCGCATGGCGATAAATGCCGAGTTCCAGCTATTAGTCTCGAATCGCTGTTGCGCAGTCCTCATCGTGTTCCTGATTACAGCCCGTTTTCTCAAAGCACTCGCCGCAATACTGGTTGTCGAACTCATCGCGGTCACACATGTAGACTGGATTCGATGGCTTGCCGCAAACGCTACACCCACTCATTGTCCACACCCGCAAGAATCCGACTCCAAGCATGAGACTCCATCATGGTTACGATGGCCGCAACTAGGGCACTTTCCCGCTGCTGGTGCAGGGGCCAGCGCAGCTAGTCGCTTGGCGAGATCGTTCCACCAGAAGTCTGAATAGCGGATGCCTTGAGCTTCTTGCGAGACGCGCTTTATTTGCTCTGGAGTCAGCGCATTAAACAAGTCCTCCATGTCACGCGGGGCCGCAGGCGCAGTCCGCTTGCGCTCGATAATGGCGATTAGCTCTTGTTCCAACTCGGGCGTGTATTCAGCGTTAAAGCGGTTCTTGAACAGTTCCGCTAGGGGCGGGGCCGCGGCAAGCTCTCGCGCATCAAACTCAGCAACCGTCTCATTGCCTAATCCGCTGAGAAAGGCAGGTGCGTCTAACGAACTCGCGTTGAGCGCATTGGCCATGCGATTCCACATCTCTTCGGCGGGGCCTTTATATCCAGCCCAATATGCAGCCTTAAACTGCTCGCCAGTAACTCTCAATCCTGCGCTGCCTGGTGTGACTGGCGCAGTAAAATAAGTTAGCCTGCCCTCCGCCGCCGCAGTAAGCCTCTCGCCGAATACTTGCCAAGCGTCACTGTAATCATTCCCGCCAGTCGGTCCCGGCTTAAGCTCCTCGTACATGTCGCTGAGGAGCTCCTTGTACGCGCTCGCTGCTCCCGCGCTGCCTCCGTTTTGCTGGGGTGCGTGAGGGCAAGAGTCGTACCAATTCCTGTCCAGCTTCCTGCATTCGTCGCAAATAAATGGTTGGCAATTCATCGTCTCACCTCATCGCGCATCTGAACAAAGGCTTCTTCCAGTTGACGCAGCGTCACGTAGTAATCGCGCTTCTCACTAACGGTTTGGTTGCTATCATGAGACAACCGCACCATGCGGGCATAGATGGCCAAGCCCACAGCCACAGCAATATCGTTTGAGGAGGTCGCCATCCCGCTGCTCCCGCCGCTCGGTGAGTCAGACGAATAAATCGGGTCGCCTGATATGCTCCTGCCAACTTGATGCAACGCATTGGTGAATTTAGCGTCGAACGGTCCATTCGGCCCTGCTGGAGTGACCGTGATTGCGCCCTGCGGCTCAGAAGAGTCTCCCGCGCTGCCTGTGGGGAGCGAGTCAACGCGTACCATTTGCGATGGCTGGTCACCACGCGTAATGTTTACCTCCACAAAGTCGCCGCTTGGAGCACTGACGACTTCTGCCCATACCAGCACCTTCTGTCCCACTTCTAGCTTAGTTTGCGTCATGGACCTGCTCCCTTTCTTTTCCCGAACCAGCGGGGCGGCTCCAATCATGGCTACCGCCCCAGTCAATTCGAGGTGCGGCTTCAGATGCCCGACTGCGCAAGCAAGTCCAAGAAATCCTGCACAGCTTCCGCTTCGGACAGTCTCAGGCTGTTTATTTTGTCTTCTGCTCGCTGCAAAGTGACGAGCTTGCGAATGTACGTTTCTTTGTGATTGCGAACGAGGTCCAGCAACCGCTCCCGTGAGCTCATTTGCTTGATTTGGGCACCTATTCCGCCTACCTGTGAACTCGGCTGTGCGGCTTCATTCAGTGTCCCGTAGTATGCTTTCTCTGCCGCCAGCTTTTCTTGCTCTGCTCTGGCCCTACCGATTTGCTCTTGTACTGATTCCATATTTCTCCTTTCAGATTTAACTTCTACCGAAACTCTTCACGCGGTCGCCACACGCTGATTTAGCGGCTCGGTGTGTCAAAAACAGTCTGCGTCATTAGAAAGGTTCCTCCCGCGCTCAACTCAGATGCTCTTTCAGCCATTCCAATGCCTCGCCCTTTAATATCTGCTCGTTCGTAAAGTAGAAACATCTCCAGCCGTGCACCTGCGCCAAGTTGAGCTTTTCGTAGTCTCGCGTAATCGCTGCTCGGTGCCGGTGCCCGCCTGTCCATTGCCCGCCGCACGCCTCGAAGCCAAGCCGGTTCTCCACGTTTGCCAGGTCGAAGCGAAAGCGTCTGTCCGGGTGAAACTGGTACTCCACCTCGGTTTCATAGCCGAGCTCGCTCAAGTGCGTGCGGAGCAAAAGCTGGGCCTCTGTCAGCTCTTTAGGCATAATCTCGACTCAGCGCCGAAACACACTTCTTTTCTTCCGCGTTCTGGTGGTATCGCTCTTCGCCTATCGCGCAGAACGGGCAGCCGGCCACAGGACAGCGGTACACCACGCGCTTGTTGCGCTCGATGCCTGACTTGAGCGACATGAACAGCGGCCCTGTCTCCAGCTTCGGCTTGAGCGGTACGCTGTGATAGCGGCAAACTGGCTTGTCAGGCAGCAGCCCTACGCTTGTTCTCATGGCCGCACGCCTCGCTTGGGAAAATTCTCGTCCAGCCAGTGGTGCAGCGATACCGATTGCGAGTGGTAGCGCATCCGCACATGCTCAGGTTCCGGCTTGAAGAACCATTTCGACTTCTCGCCGTGCTTACTGGCCACGACCCAGTTAAATATTTGTGCCAACTTCCAGCCGTTCCACTCCGCTACAGGTAGTTGCATCATTCGCACCTCCAAACGCTTCGTCCAACGCTTCTTTTCACAAACCTCATGGCTGATTCAGCTTCCGGCTATCGCCTGCTCAGTCTGTGGCGTCGGCTGCCCCGCGCACACCTTGTTCCGGCAAGCGTCAGTCCAATCCAGCCCTCCGTCGCGCACCCATTGAACAGTTTTGCGCTCAACGGTGTCTCCTCGCGTGACTATTTCCTTAATCTCTTTCGCAATCTCTTTTCGAGTGCTGAGACTGTCATCATCCACAGCGGCGTAGTAGTAGTGGCCGCATTTCCCCTTTGCGACATAACACATCGTCTCGCCTGACCTGTCCTCGCTCATTCAGCCCCTCCTCAATTCCAAATGCTTCGTTGATTGCCTTCCGGCAGCACGCTTTGCACATGACCTTTCGGCCCTCTTGCACGGGTGGCCCGCTGTGCTCCTCGATTACCCAGATTTCGCAGCGCAAACAGACATAGAGAGAAGTGGTCATTCACGCGCTGCGCCTCAGCAATGGCAGATACATCCGCACGACTTTCCGCCAGTGACGCCGCTTCATGTACTCGCGGTTGTAGGCTCGCTTGGCTTTGCTGCTTTTCATGCGCTGGCCACGCTCTCTTGCGTTACGCTGTACGGGCAGTTGAAACTCCCCCAATGAATCCCGCCACAGTGCGCGCACGTCTTGCCCTCAAAGCACCGCGTGGGCTCTTTGTGCTCCTTCGCTCCGCACCACTGACAAGGAGCATTAGGGTCGGGCTGAATCATTTTTTGCTTGCTCATTTTCCATTTCCTTAAAGTGTGCTCGCGTGCGCTCTATACAGGAGTCGCACATTCCGCAATCCAAGCAGTCATCCTCATCCTGATATTCTTCGCTCTCATATTCTTCCGTGATTTCGTCGCAGAAACTCTTGTCAAAGCCGCATAGCGTATCGTCTGGATTTCCGTGGCAAAGGTCGTCGCAGCACAACTTTCCTTTCTTGGCTGCTTCGCACAGGTCGCGTCTCATGCCGTGGTATGTCCACACCTGCAAAGACAGTTTTTCTTGATGCACTTCCAACACTTCCCCGCCTTGCACTGGTAGCCGATTGCTGGCTTGCCGCGCTTCCCGCCCGGTGATGGTGGCTGGCGTTTCATGCTGGCCTCTTTCGCGCCTCGCGTAATAGGGCATCGGCGTTCTTCCCGGTCCTCAGACTTTCTTTGATCGCCCAGTTGATAAGCTCAACGTCCCTGTCATTCGTCTCAACTTCCGGCCTCGCAACTATCCGCGGCGTCCGGTCATTCACGAACAATCCCCGCCAGTCCTTTTTCGTCGCTTCATTCAGGATGTATGCGATGTCGTAACCCTCCATTCGCCACGCTTCTAAATCAGCCAGCCACATGCGCTTGGCTCGCTCTGTCAATTTCCAGCGCTGTTTCTCCCGCATCTCAATCCATCCATTCCAAGCTTCGAGAGGAAGCCATTCCGGTAACTCGAATAGGCCCATCTTTCTCCTCAGCTACACCCCCGCTTTTTCTCCCGCATTTAGGGTGTGGGAGATGAGCGAGTCGAACACTGGCCAGTAAAAAAGGCTGCGATGCCCATGCGGTTGCCTGTTGGGAAGCGGTCACCCAGAGCAGGACTTTGTTTTTAGGCACAGCAACCCACTGACGGTAAAACTGGACCTCTATTCACCCTTGCGGGTCAGGAGTAGCGTCCCCGAACCTGTTTACTTGGCCCGACCTACCGCTGTACGAATTCGCGCTGAAGCTCGCCTAATGAATCGAGCACAGCGCGCACTGTCGCCAATGGAGGCTTTGTCTTGTTGTAGCTTTGACCAACTGCTTTACAGTTGTACTGGGTGAGAACAATCACCGCTTCTTTGGTAATCCCGGCCCCTTCTAGGCGCCGCACGCCTTGACTTATTTCCACGATAGCTTTCGCCAAGACCGACTTCTCTACAACCTCGCCAGGTTCAGGAGATTGCTCGATCCTCACTACGACTTTTTTCTTCACGTTTCCTCTCTTTCTTTTCCGCCCTACGCAATCAACTTCAACTGCTCCGGCTCCCGCTTGCCCTTCAACACAAATCTGTATACGCCGTCATCGCCTACCTTTACGGTGTCAATGTCCCAGCCTTCTTTGCGAAGCTCCCACAGCCGAGCGCCATACCTGAAGCACACCTCATTGAGCAGAAGATTCGACACGCCGCGCTCACCCGCCTGTTGCAGTAAGGCTAGAATCCGGTCGCGCTGGTTGGCTTCGCGCTTCACTGTGAATTACTCCACAAAATCAGCGCCACCAGCCCAGCCAGCACCAGAAGCGTCCAGCCGAGCACTCGCCGCAAATCCTTGCCAGCAACGTGGGTTGGCGGGCAGTACGCTCGCTTGCGTAGGCCGTGCCTGGCGTAGATGCTCATGGCTGCACCAACCGAGCCTGCGTTTTGCCCGTCACATTGCACGTCTCGCCGGTCAGCACTGCACAGCCCGCTTGGAAGCACGGCACGCACACATCGCAAGCTTCAGCGAAAGCCTTGCCGCAGTCGTAATCTTGGCGATAGCTGGCTTTTACAGTGCCGCCACAGCAGCAGCATTTCGTTACGACCTTTACGTATTCGTCGCTCATGCGCGTACCTCCGGCGAAATAGCTCCGAAAATGGGGTGCCTCGCTCCGAACAGGGACTCGATCTTTTCGCCAACGGACCTATCGTAATATCCGGCCATGTAGCCGAGATTGATAAGGATGGTTCTACGCGCCTCTTCCGGCTCAATGCCGAACTTGGTCTTGTAGCGCGTGACTTCGCGGTTGAGCCACGCCGTCGCGTCCTCCGGCGTCTTGCAGCGCAGCGCAGATTCAAATTGTTCGGCGTATGTCATGCCGCATTCTCCTTGCTCGACCAGCGGACTTCCCGGTTATGCTCGACAACGATGTGGCAGTGGTAGCACTTCAGCGTTAGGTTCTCTGGGCACCAGCAGCGGCTTACTTTCGTATTGCCGCCATGTGCCAGATGGGCTCGCCACATCAAATCCCCGTTCAGGGGAAGCCTTTTGCCGCAGTATTGGCACCTACCGTTGGCGCGAACGTAAACGGCCATCCTGCAAGCCTCTGTGTCCAAGCCAGCCAAGTACACGCATTGGTGAGTCGTTCCGGGGTGAAGCCTAAAAGAGATGTACGAGTAGCGGCTTTCAAACTTGGCTGCTTTCGTCGCTGCGTCGTCTTTCTTATGTGGCCTGCGGTGCATTCACCATCTCCAGACTTTTCTCCAGCAACGGCACAAGGTTGTCCGGTGGCGCGATCGGCTTCTCTTCCGGCTTCCATGTGTCGTATTTCTGCTGCCACTTCCAGAGCTTCAGGGCGTGGTAAAAAGTTGGTAGGGACTCTTCCTCTGGTGGACACCAAACCACTTCAAACTCTGGGTCTGTCTCCACTTTCGGGACGCGCACGATCAATCCGTCTTTCGGGTCGCCGTGGCCCATTTCGCGAAGGAAGCTGCGATACGCTGCGTTTTGCAGGAAGGATTCCGGGTAGACTTTCTTGCCCGATTTCCAATCCACGATCACAGGGGTTTTGTCGAAGTTCTTTGTGACTGTTTCGCCGGTGAGCCAGTGCTTGGCTTTCACTTCTCCGCTGAGTTCTGCGAAGAGGTCCATCGTGCCAGCGACACAGTTGTTATCACTCCAGACGGTCTGCTCGATGAAAATGGGTTTGAGGTTTACCGATCTGCGCCAATCTTCCCAAGCCATGAACGCCCACTGCGCTTTGTCGCCAATCTTCGGCGGGTGGCCGGGCTCCTGCATGAGGGACGCTCGCAGAGTCCACTCAATCAAGTCGTGAATCTGCTTGCCAATGTCGCCAGCCTTGTCGAGTAGTTTCTTGTGTGCTTTCTCGCTGCCGAGCCGCGATTGCAGGGAGTTGAGCCAGCCCATCCGTGACATGGGCTTGGTTCCGGCTACGTCGAGATAGAGCCCGGCAGAAACTTCCGTCACCAGTTCACGCTCGACCTTTGCGCTCCACGCAACTAAGGCTGGCTTGCTGATGATCTGCAAAACTGTGGTGACGGAGACGTATTCTTTGTCTCCGATTGGGTACCATCTCTTGCTTCCACTTTCGCGGCTGGCTCGTTTGGTCATTGGCTTTCCTTAGAACGGCACGTACTCTTCTTCGACTGCCTCCGCCTCGCCGTGCCCGTTGCTGCTGTATTCCTTGTCACGGTCCTTGACGCGGATATAGTCGGAAGGTGCGGCCATGCGCGCGGCGTTTTTGTGAATGGGCACGACGGCTTGCACGTTGGCGTAGGTGTTTCCGTCGCTGGCGAGGTTGTGAATGACTTGAATCTGGCAGTTCGCTCCCACCAACTTGTCGATGTCGAAACCGTTCAATTCTTCGCTGGTGAATTTCTTCCCGCGCCATGACTCAAGAAATGGACGCAGGTGCCCTTTCGTGCTGAGGCTTTCCGTGAAGCGCCGCAGAAGCATGTGCTGCTTTCCGGTCTTGGGGTCTATCGCTTCGATCACCCAGCGAATTTCGCTGCAACGCCGCGTGTAGGGCTCGCCCTTGTATTGCGTGGTGACAAGGCCCAACTCCACAACGTCAATGCAAACCGCTTGGTGTAATCCTTCCGGGGCCGGGGTGTAGTCTTTCTTGTTGTCCTTGATGATGTACGACATTGCTTTTCTCCTTTTCTAAGTGACTACTGAAAATCGTTAGCCTTTTCCGGGGTGGCCTTTCGGGAGTGCTTGTTCCGCCCACGGCGTAATGGGGCGGTCGCCGCGATGCTGCCCGCCGCTCGGTGTGTGCGAAACCTCTTTCAACTCTTCCCTGATCTCCACCACTCGCTGTAAATGCGGTGCTACGCAGGAATGCGAATCGTACCGGCCATAGACTCCATCGCGCTCCAGTTGCCGCTCCAGCGTGCAGGCCGTGCAGATGCAGCCGAGGGGTGTTCGCCGGGTTCGATCTCCCCGCTGCCGTGCGCCAAGTACTCTTGGTTCCTATCCATTGCTCGCCTCCCTCAATCCATCAGCAAAACGCATTCGCAAATCGTTACGTTCGTGTTGTTCTCTGCCAGGTCAGGCCACAATCTCATCGCGTCGTCCGGGTGAACTTCCAGCCCTCGCGCTACACAGCCCATGAACAGGTGTCTTTCCGCTCGCCATGCCGCGTCAGCATCGTCGTTGAGCCGGACGCGCACCTTCTCGCCAGCGAAGCGCGTAACCTGTCCGGGGTCGGTCTTGTGAAATTTAAGCGCGTGTTCGTGCATGGCGATAATTGCAGGCGTCCAGTCGCTTGCCACGAACGCTTCTATTTTTTCGACCTCTTCGTTGCTCATCTCACATCTCTCCCATGCGCCCCTTTTGCGACCAGCTCAGGGCTGGCAACGCTTTCGGCGGCCGCCTGCTCGGTTTGTGGCGTGGGCGTCTCTTGCGGATAGAGCGAGTCATGGAAGAGACGCGCAGCCAAGTACTCTTCTAGGTGCGGATTAAGATAGGCCCCTATAACTTCCTCGTTGGAAGAACTGACCATGAACGGAGGTGCGGAAATATCTCCGTGCTCTCGGCAAGTGCGAATGCTATGCGAGGCTAGGCATCCGCCGCATCGGTCCATGACATCGAAGGGGAACTTTCCGGTATACCAGTGACTTCCCAGTTCCCTGTCACTCATCGCCTTCAACTCCTCCAACGTCAGTCGCATCGTTTTCTCCTCAAAAACTCTTCATCTGCTGCTCGTCAATCGGACACGCCTCTAGCGCCTGCCACCAATAGCGAATAGCTTTGCGGTTTCCTTGGATTTAAGTAGGGCTTCCGCGAAACGCTCCAAATCGCGCTTATAGCAGCCGTGGCGCTCAACGATTCCCTGGAACTCTTCGATGTCATGCTTGCGAACGCGCCAAACCAATCGCCCCCTTTCATCCAATTTCTGCTCGTCTTCTTCATTCACAACGGGCGCGGCGTGACACAATTCGTGATCGAGTAGAGCCCTTTTCTTATCTGCGGTGAATTCGCTATTGACCCAGACCTCTTGATTCAGGAGGATTACAAAATCCCAATCAGCAAGTTCGCGCTGGAGGTCTGACGCCTTTACGCATTTGCCGAGGACCAAGCGGCCATCAACATCGGCCTTCAGAGACTTGCGCCAAGCAAGGGCTATTCTGGCCTCCTCCAGTTCCTCGTGGAATTGCGAGCGCACCTCCCTGAGGAGCCTGTACGGCTCGCCTTCCTCGTTGACGATTAATTCAAAGTTGACTTTCTTTGGTTTCGGCTTATTCATAGCTTTTCTCCCTTCACATCTCCGTCATTTTTTGTTCGTCAATCGGGCAAGCAAACCAGTTCGGGTGTGCCTTCTCCGCTGCGTAGTCGCTGCATTCGTCGCTGGGCTTGCGCTCGCGGTGCTGTGGCCGAAGGTGCGGGAACAGGACTGGCACCTCGCGTTGCGGCTTCGGCGCCGGCTTGAGCCAAGCATCCACGGCCCACGCCAGCAGCACGGCTAAGAGAAGGCCACAGCGGAGGAAGCGGGTCATGGACGCACCTCGACGTGTTGCACTTCCGCCCACAGGGGCTTCGCGCTCTCGCTTCGCAGGCCGCTGTACCAAATGCACAGCCACAGCGCGCAAACAATCGTGATGAGCGACGGAACCAAGTGATTCAGCTTGAACCACAGCCAGAAATTTTTAGTGATGCCGAGCGAGTAGGCGAAGCCGAACACTGCTTGCGCCTGCCAGCGGACCCCGAGAACGATGGCGCCAATCTTGAGCGCGGGTTGGAGATTGGCGAGCGCCGCCCATGCGCACAGCGTCCCGCAGCACAGCATCAGCACTGAATAGCCCACGGTGACGTACAGCCAGCCAGCCGGCTTCAAGTTGTGCAGAACTGCCGCTCCCCAAGAAAGGGAGTAGGCCGCCGCCGCAAGGCTGAACCACAGCCATGCACCTTGGAAAGCCGGACGGACGAGCACCACTGTCACCGCGATACCTAAAACCATTCCCGCCGCGAAGAGGAAAGCGAAGCAGCGCACGTACTGCGGCTCATGGTTCTGCGCCCGATGCAAATTCAGAAAGTTAATGAGGTCGCACAGGCATTGCGCAGCGAGGTAGGCCGGAATTGTCCACGGCATAGCGTGAGACGGAACGCGTAGAGAAGCGCCCGTAGCCAGCATCAGCGTGACGCAAGACAGAAGCAGGGGGATGAGGCGGAGGGTAATCACGCCGTCTGCCCCTGCTCAACTATGTCGTAGAGTTCTGCCGGGCTAACCTTTGGGCCGATGCGGGCATTGCCGTGTTCGACGTTGTGACAATCCCAGCACAACCACTCCACCTGTAAGGGCTTGGAATAATCCGCATGATGCGCGTGTGGCTTGCACGGCTCGTTGCACCGTGAGCAAACCCTAGGCCTGCGCAGTACCCCCTTGGACAGAGCGACGGAAACCGCTTTATGGGCAGCGAGCTTCTCTGGATTGCGCTCCCTCCATTTGCGCTGGTATTCCGTCCTGTTGGCGCGAAGCCATTCAGGATGGCGAAACTTGTAAAGCTTGCGCTCAATCGTTCGGCTCATGCCACCCTCGCATAACTGTTAGAATTGAACGGGCTTAGGTGCCCAGAAAGGGAGGTGCCCCATGTTCGATGGACCTTGGCCTGGCCCACAACCGCCACTCGTTTAATGGCGGAGAGGCGCCGCCCGCGAGAGCTCCCAGGGGTAGTGGGATTGATTGCTCTCACAGGCGGCTTTGGCCCTAGCTGTTGGGGCGTGATGGAGGCGCTAGGGAAATTAAATTGGCTTTGTGCAAAGTTAATAACTTTTATTCGTTGCGCCTGATTCATCGCAGCGATTACCGTGTCCGGTGTGAAGCCCAGCCAGTCCAGAGTTTCGAGCGCGAGTCGCACCAGCCGTGATCGGTTGTCGCCAACCAGCATGGAGAATTGCTCCTGCCAGCGAGCAAGGCGCTGCTGCGTCTCTTCGTCCAAGCTGATTACGACACGGATTGGCTCGCCCATCGCTGTGCTCCTATGCCTTGACCGCTTCTGCTTTTTCTTCCTTCTTGGCGTTCCACAGCAGTTGCGAAACTTTTTGAATGTGCTGGATATGCAGCTTGTAGATTTCTACGTCCAGCGAAGAGTAGCCTTCGACGCTTCCGATTTTCTCGGCATGGCGCGTCCACTCATCAAAGCTGTGAACATGGCAGCCGATAGCAAGGTGGCCATCCATCGTTGTGAACAGGCCGTGCTTGTGGCCGAGGATGGAGATTGGGAACCGCTCAAGGTTTTTCGCCTCGCGCAGGTCCGCCCCGCGCAGGTCCGCCCCGCACAGGTCCGCCCCGCACAGGTCCGCCCCGCGCAGGTCCGCCCCGCACAGGT